GTCGTGTCGTACATCACCGTGTCGGCCGCGACCCGCTGGTTGTTCGGCAGCGTCACCGCCGCACGCTCCATGCCTTCGGCCTGCACGTAGCCCCAGTGGCTGTCTTCCGCTGCCAGTCGCTTCGCCGCTTCCGTGAGGAAGGACAGGATCGACTGCGCGGTGTTCTGTTCCAGCCAGAGCCTGCCCTGCGGTTCACCTGACAAGCCCACGACCACCCACGAGTGATCGGGCGTCTGCGGCATGTGCTCGGTGTCTTCGATGTTCGTCGGTTCAGTCATCACGTCTCCAGTCGGTTGGCTCGCTCGAAAACGTCGGCACGCTCATCAACAACGGCTCGCTCGTGCCGCTCGGTACGCTCGATGGTGGACGGCTCGCTCTTGACCCTCGGTCTGCTCACTGTGCAAGGCTCGCTCGGGTAGCTCGGTGCACTCTAGCCGCCAGACTCGCTCAGGGAGACGGTGCGCTCGTGGCCTGTGGCTTCCTCGCTCCTCAATGACGGTCCACTCATAGGGTGGCTCGCTCGAACATCACGGTGCGCTCGTAAGGGGCGGCTCGATCTCTATCAGCCACCCAGTGCGGCAAGGATCGGGTCGAACGCGGACCCGAAGCTCGTTCTTGTGCGCATCGGTGCGCTCACGCTACACGACTCGCTCGCGGTGCACGGTTCTCTCGTCTCGTCCGGCTCGCTCTCCATTGCTCGGTGCGCTCAGCCATGCTGGCTCGCTAGCTCCTCACGGTCCACTCAGCCATGGTGGCTCGCTCACATGAATCGGTGCTTTCTAACAAGCTGGCTCGCTCTCTCCCACACGGTCCACTCTTACTACGCGGCTCACTCTCACTACACGGTACGTCTCAAGCGATGTCGGCTCGCTCGTGTGAATCGGTGCTCTCCTTCGTGGCTCGCTCTCGACCCACGGTTCTCTCGCACCTACTGGCTCGCTCCGTCCCGATTGGTACTCTCAACAAGTACGGCTCGCTCGGCTGCAACGGTCCTCACGTCGAACTCGGCTCGCTCTTGTGCATCGGTGCACTCGCCATGGGCGGCTCGCTCAATCTGCCGGTACGCTCGTTCTGCTTGGGTCACTCGCCGTGCGCTGGCTGAGAACTTGTGCGGGTTCGATCTAAACCCGCACTACTCAGCCCACGGGAAGTTCGGCACCTGAATGAGATGCGCGTGGCCGAGATGCTCGATCACGTAGGGCTTCGGCGGCATCTCGCCATAGTGCTGCCGGTAGGCCACCGTCTGCCAGTGACTCAAGAAAAGTTTTACGGCGTATCGCTGTGCCCGAAGATGGATGCGGGCCTGCGGCAGCAAGCCCTGCTCGTACGCGGCCTTCGTCTGCGTGTCGCGCTTCCAGTTCTTCGTCGTCAACGCCGTCGCGGCTTGATCGGAGAAGTCGTGGTTCGCGTTCTTCGCTTCTTCCTGTGCCTTGCGGGCGATGTAAATCTTCCCGTAAAAGTCGTCCTTGTGGCCCGACTGCTTGGTGAAGCTCTCCCCGATGATCCAGCAGAGCCGCTTCAACGCGCCGTTCCACGGACGCTTCTGGCCTTCCTTCCACACCACCGTGGGATCGAGTCCGGCAAAGCGCCAGATGTGCCCGACGGTCGGGGCCTTCGTGATGTCGATGTGCGCGAGCAAGCCTGCGCTGATGACCGGCCCGATGCCAATGATGCTCTCCGCCCACTTCCCCACGGGGTTCGACAGCGAGTAGCCGCCAAGGGCGCTCTTGATGTTGCGCTCCAGCACGGCCGTGTTCTCGAACAACCAGCCGAGTAACTGGTTCGGCTCTCCGGCTTCCTCCAGCGTGCGCGCCTGATGCGCGGCCCGAATGCGGTCGCGCTGCATCTGGTAATACGCGTCCACAAGGAAGCGGGCTTCGGTCGCGGTGAGGGTTTTGGCGGCCTGCCGCAGATCGCGATTCAGGCGTTTGATCGGTTCAAGATCCTGTTCGTCCATGTCGTCGTCGTCTCCGCCGAGTAAGTCAGTAAGTCACGCGTCCAATAATAACGAGACGGCGTCCGCCGTTCACGTCTTCGACCACCTTCGCGCCGGACACGAACGTCACGGCCTCCGCCACACTGTTGGTGCCGTCATGGTTCCGCTGCTGCGTCGTCACTTGCACGAGACAGCCGAGATCGCGAATCTCCAGCGCCTTCGTGCTTTTCATCCAGCCTTGTTTTTCGCTGGAGGCTTTGCACAGCACCTTCCAGAGATCGCCGTCACCGATCACGACGAGATCGCTGATGCGGGCCGAGGCGTCCGCGATGTCGGCATTCCCAAGGGTCTTCTCGTCCATGGTCGCCCTTCGTCAAAGCGTGCCCTCCGCCGCACGAGGCGACGGAAGGCCACTGGGTTACTCGGTGACAGCCTGCTTGCGCTTGCTGCGGACCTTGGCCGCGAGGCCCATCAGGCCGCTGCCCAACAGAATCAGCGAGGCCGGTTCCGGGACCGGGGGCGGGTTGTCCGTCGGCGTCGGCGTGCAGCCGGGGCAATCCCCCGATCCGCCGTTACCATCCGCGATCCACGTGCTCAGGCTCCCGTTGGCTCCGATGCCCTGCAGATGCGCGGCGGCATAGAACGGCCCATTGCCGCCACCGGGCGCGGCGAGGAAGTTGAAGCTGTTCGCGCTCAACGTCCCCGTGATCAGATCGAGGTCGATGACCGTCGAATCGCCCTGCCCGAACCGTGCTCCGGCGCTCGTGTTGTAGTTGAACAACAGGTCATAGATGCCGTCGCCATCGGCCTGACAGCAATCCACCCCACGGGTGATGCCCGCATAGGCTCCAGACGAATCGGAGATCAGGCTGGTCGTCACCTGTGTGGGATTCAGCAACGGGTTCAGGCTCAGGTACACGCCGCTGATGAATTCCTGATTCGACAAAGCCAACGCCGTGATGGTGACGCGAGCATCGAAGCCTGCGCTCGCCGTCGCGTCGTTGATGTTCACGCGCAGCCATGGCCCGAGGTCATTCGGGTCGGTGGCGTTGCTGAACTGCACCGCATAGTCAAACGTGAGACTGCTGGCCCGCGCCGGTGCGGCCACCAACACGAGCGCCAGACACGCCACAAGGAACACACAACATCGTTTCATCACACATGCCTCCTGCTGGGGAACGAAGACCCTACTGCTCGTCGGCTTGCTGGAGAAGTTTGAGGGCCGCCGAAAACTTCGCCACCTTGTCCGCGTCCTGCTGCGCTCGCGCACGCAACGCCGCAATCTGCTCGTGCAGCGTACGCACGCCATCCGTCACCGTGATGTGGAGATCGGTCGCGGTCGTTTCAATCGCGGCCAGTGCCGTCTCGATGTCCTCGGGCAATGGCTCGCGCAGGCTGCCCGGCGTCTCCGACTCCGGCACGTGCAGCACACGGTCGCGCAACTGGTCCCCGGCGGATCGTTCACGCCGTGGCCGGTTCGCGGCGGCCTTCTCCATCGCGGCCTTGATCTCGCCGCGCTCGATCATCTCGGGCACGTTTGCGCCGGGCGTAGGTTGTGTCGGGAACGTCCGGCTATCCACCACGTCCTCGACTTCGCGTCCCTTGAGGTCACGGAAACTTGGAGACATCAGCCACTCCCAGAGGTGTTTAACGCGCACGCCACGCCGTAATCCCGTTCGCGTCCATCTTCAGGACGAACACACTCGCGCACGCCCCGCACCGCACCGCCGTCCACGCCATCGCACAGCGGAGGAGCGTGCCGCACAGGCAGACCAGTTCGCGCAACGGCGGCCCGTCTGATGACGGAGGTGGCGACGTGTCCAGAGTCTCCATCAATGCGCCACAACTTCCTTGAACCCCAGATACGGAAGCTCGTGCCCGACGACCCCATGGAGTGCCAGATAGTGCCGCTGCACCAACCACGTGCGCCCCTCACAGGTCATGGGCACATAGGCTCCCTGATCGGCGATCAGCCGCTCGACCAGCTGCTGTGTGGCCTCGTGCTGGTAGTGCAGGGGCTGACCGCAGTGACACCGGGGAGTCACTCGCCTCGGCCCTCGATCAGTGCCGATGTCGGATGCCACCACGACAGCAGGTTCCGCATCTTCGTGCGGCACTCGGCACCTGTCAGCTTGGCGTGCACCATCAGCTTCACCGTGTCGATCATCTGCTCGACCAGTTGGTCCCGATACGCCGCCTCGGTCGGACACTCGTGCTGCGGATCGAACTGAAAGCCGGAATGACAGTGGCAACAATGGACATCGAGCGCCGTGCCGTGCGCACACACCGGATCAACTTGGGTCAAGTTAGGACCCAAGTCGTCGCTGATCGTCACGCTGGCTCCGCCCGGAGCGTGACGGGCTGTGCACGATCCCACTCGTGCCCGCAGACCTGACAGAGCCACAGTCCCGCGATGCGCTCCTGCCGAAGGCTCTGGCAGGACGGGCAGCGCACGTCGTCGGTGAGCGTGCCCTGCTCGGCGGAGTACGCGAGATAGCGCGTGACCTTCGCGACCTTGGCCTGCTCCATCGCCTTCGACTGCTCGGTGTTCATCCACGCGTCGAGGCCCGCCATCCCCAGCACGGCGCGGAGGTCACAGAACTCCGCATAGAAGCGGTCCTCGTTCGTCAGCGTCTGGCCGGGCTGTACCTCGGTGATGCCGAAGCGCAGAATCTTCGACAGCCGCTGCGCGACCTCGCCGCATGCTTCAATCGCAATCGTGAGGAGATGTTCCTGTCGCGTCATGGGGTCTTCTCGGCGTAGATGCGCTCCAGTATCTCCACTTGCTTCTCGGAGAGTGGTCGCCCTCCGTTCGTCTGGTCGATCAGGCTTTCGATGAACTGCTGCTCCCACGGCGTCAGGTTCGCGCCATGGTCAACGACCGCATCGAGCCAGTCTCGGTACATCTCGTGGGCGTCTCTCGGCATCACGCCTCCAGCCGCAGGCATTGCAGCGGAAGCCATCCCGCGTCCACGGTGTTGATGATGTCCTTGGTGTGCGCTTCGAACGTCCCGTTGTCGTGATGATGAATCATCGACTGGCCGCGCCGAATGGTATCGAGATCGACCAGATATTTCTGGCCCACGGACACGCCCGGCTCAAACGAACAGAGGCCGTCGTCGGTCGCCAATTTGATGAGGGTGGCTTGCACAATCTGCATCGTCGTCTCCGTCGTCGCCTACTCCGCGCAAAGCCTATCACTACATCTGGGTCCAGTCGAGCGGACCCACGGATAAGAGTACCGGACGAATCGGCGTGCCCCAGATCGTCAGATAGATGTCCTCGCCGCGCATGACCGCCTCACGCTCCGCTGGGGTCAAGTGCCACCGGGTGATGACCTTCGCGTCGGGCGTGAGGATGCTGGGCAGCGGGATGTACTGCGGTTGGTCCTTCGCGATCACCGTCGCGCGGGATCCCGGTGGGACCAAGGACGGAGGCACACGCGGATCGACGGGTTCCATCAGTGCAACGTCGGACCAATCTGCACGACGACCTCGCGCTTGGTGCCCGCCTGCTGATCGATGATGCGGACGCGATACCGGGCCAGTAGCTTCTTGATGTACCGCCGCGCCGTGCGCGGCGTCTCCACCACGAAGCCCGTCACACACCCGGCCTCGGCCTCCTCGCCAATCAGCCGGATGCGCTCGTCCTCGCCCAGATGCGAGATGTCGGTCATGTCCTCGGGCACGTCCATCGCAGAGGGAGCGTAAAACAGCCCAGCAGACCGCGCCTAGAAGATTCTGCGCTCGATAGCCGACCGGGACTCGTCCGCCCCGCCGCCAATCTTCAGGAGGTCACTGGCCGCGATGTGTGACCCGCGTGCGAGTTCTCCGAACGCCCCGGCGGCTCCGTCCAACTGGTCGTCGTGCGCCCCGTGCGGGGCCATGCTGACCTCCGCGAGGAACTGGGCATTCCACGCGCCCAGCACCAACGCGATGCCGCCGACCTCCGCCTGAATCAGCATCGGTTGCCAGCGCAGTTCCTTCGCACGCGTGGACGGCACGCCCCGGTAGTTGAACCCGGCCATGTGCTTCCGGCGCATGTTGATGATGGCGAGGCCCGCGCTCCCCGGCTCCTGCTCCTCGCGCACCAGACACTCGGGGCCGTCCAGCATCGCCGTCTGGCGAATCAGCGCGTTCACGTCGCCGCTGCTGGCCTGCACGCGCACGATGTCGGTGAGGTAGAACTGCTGACTGGCGCGATGACGGACCATCTTGGCTCCAACGGTCCAATCCGGGTCGGATCCGGGCCTCGACTCGCTGCCGCCAATGTCCCAGAACCGGCACGCCGTGACCGGGCCATGGGGGAGGGCCGCGATAATCGGGAACCACACGGTCTTCGCCAGCACGCCGCCCGGCGGCGTCGGGCGCTGCTGATAGAGGGCGTTCCACCAGTGACCGGGGAGCGTGCTCTTGATGGCATCGAGGGAGGCGACGTTATACCGGGAGGGCCACAGGGCTTCGCCCGGCTGGCGGCCCAGTGGGTCGCCGGGACCGTCGCAGATGGCCGGGAGGGTGAGGGACTCCCACTGCTCGCCGCCGTGGCTGGCCTGCTGCCGCAGTCGCCCGATGAGGTCTTCCTCGTGCCAGCGGGTCTGGATGACGATGACAATCCCGCCGGGTTCCAGCCGGGAGCGTGCGGTCGCGCTGTACCAGTTCCATGCACGGTCCCGGTACACCTGTGACGAGGCTTCGATGGCGTCCTTGATGGGGTCGTCGATGATCAGGAGGTCGGCCCCGCGTCCCGTGATGCCGCCGGTCATGCCGACGCACTGCATCCGGCCGAGATGGCCGTCGATGCGCCAGTCGTCGGGCCGGTTGAACTGACGACGGACGTTCAGGTCGAAGACCTCCTTGCCCACCGCCGCCATCGCATCGCGGGCGCGCTCGCCCCAGCCTCGGGCGAACCCGCCGCCGTAGCTGGCAAGGATGACCCGGTGGTCCGGGTTGCGCCCGAGATACCACGCCGGGAAGTACTGACTGCACAGGAAGCTCTTGCCGTGGCGGGGCGGCATCTCGACCAGTAGTCGGGTGATGCGGCGTTGCTCAAGGTCCACCAGCTTCCGGGTCAGCAGGTTCAGGTGCGGGGCCGTCTGCCACGTGCCCCGGCTCGCTAGGTACGCCAGCCCCGAGGGCAGTGCTCGGGCGAGTGAGCGTGAGTTGATCAAGGAGTTGGATCGCCAACTCGGTAGCGGCGGGGTCGCTGGCGATGCGGTCGGCGAAGGAGAGTCCATCGTCACGGGTATCCTCGACGTGGACACTCTCGGTCGTCAACCCAAGGGCCAGTCGTTCCATGGTCACCACGGCAGGCACCGCGCCCGCAATCCGGGCCACCTGTGCAATCAAGTCCTTCGCGCCAGCGGCCGTGGACGCCGCCGCCGTCAACGTCGGCACCAGCTGCGGGTCGCGCGCGGCTTCCAGTGCGGCTTTCACCGGGAGCGAGAGCACCGTCAGCATCGCCTGCGCGAATCGGGCGTGCCGCTCCCGCGCCTCAATCTGCGCCGACACCAACCGCTCGCGCACCAGCCGATCGAGTTCGGCATCCCACGCTCGCGCTCGCTCCACCCAATCCCACTGCGACGACCAGATGCGCCAGTGCTTCGGGGCATCGGTCAGATGACCGACCGGCATTCCCATGCAATCGGCCTTGTGCTGTTTGTAGGCATTCAGGCACGAATGGACCTTCTGGTCCCGGAAGTGGGTGAACGCGTGGAACGCCCAGCTGGTTTCCCCGGTCTGCTGTTCCCACGGCGGAATCGGCTCGGGAATGGGGTCAGGAAGGTGGGCGACGTCGGCCTCCAATGCCGCTTCCAGTGCCGCGTCCGCCGCCTCCGCCGCCGTCACCTCAGGTTCGACCTCGGCCTCGACCGGGGTATCGAATGGCCCCGGTGTCTCCGCCATCTCAGCCATCGTGCCCACTCACGGTACCGTGAAAATCCTCGTCATCGTCCCGGACCTCGGCAATCCGGGCCAACTGGTCCCGCGCCTCGGGCCACTCGGCTTCCGAGAACGTCAGAATCCCCACATGCGCCAACGAGACGCCGCCTGTCCGCCCGGCGAACACCCGGCAATGGACATGGCCGCCCAGCGCATGAAAATACACCCGTAACGTCATCCCGCCTCCGTCGTCTCCAACGTCGCCATCTGGACGGCCAGCCACGCGTCCAACTGCTCGCCCCACGTCGCACCGGGCATCGCCACCACCTGTGCCTGCCACGCCGCATGCCGGGCCGCCGGAAAGGCCACGGTCACCGTCAACGGCTCCGGGGTCGTGTCGGCCTCCAAGGCTTTCAGCACGCGCTCGCGCTCGTGGTCCGTGAACATCGAGCCGAGTTGCAGCCCCGCCGCGAAGTCCGCCGCCAGTTGCTCCGGGTTCCACGCGAGGCCCAGTTCTGCCGCCCGGTTGTCGAGATACGCCAGCACCCGCGCCTGCGGGTCCGTCGCGAGGTCGAGGTCGGTGCGGACCACGACGACCAGCGTCGTCCCGTCCGTCTGCACGACGCGCATCCCCAGCCCGGCTTCGATGGCCAGCTGCAGCGTCTTGTTCCCGCCAATCACGCGCCCGTGCTTGTCCACAACGATCGACCGGGCCGCGCCGTAGTGGGTCAGCGAGTGCTCCAAGAGTTGCTCGCCGCGCAGCGTCCCGGCATTCGCGTTCGCGCTGTCCGGGGTGCAATCTTCCAGTGTCTCCAGCGTCTTCATGTCACCACCACGAACAGGCACCAGAAGATGACGCCCACCGCGCCGACCACCAGTGCGACGACCAGCACCGCCCCGGCCGCGAGCCTCACGACAGGTGCCGGTCGAGGAGCGCCGTCTCCCCGGTGACCTCTGGATACCGGGCCGCGAGCGCGGCCATGAACGCCTGCCACCGGGCGTGCGCATCGAGAGTCGCGAACGTCAGCGTGATCCGCAGCACCGGGATCGTCGGAGCCACCACCGGCGCAGGCGTCAGCGGCACGTCGGGCATCGCACCTCCGTCAGTCTGCGGGAGGTCCAGCACCGGCGGCTCCAGCTTCGACGCGCCGGGTGTCACCGTGAGCGCCGTCAGTTCCTTCGGGAAGAACGCCGCGCCGACATCGACCCCAGCCAAGACGTCGGCCGCGACTTGCGATCGGTCCCACGCGAGATCGAGTTCGTGCGTGCGGTTGTCGTAGTAGGCGAGTTGCCGCGCTGTCGCATCGACCGCAAGGTCCAAGTCCGTCCGCTGCACCACGACCAGTTCGTGACCATCCGTCTCCACTGTCTCTGTTGGGATGCCCAGTGCCTGCGCCGTCGCCAGCGTCTTGTTGCCGCCGAGAACGGTGCCGTGCTTGTCGGTGACGATGGAGCGGCCTGCACCGCAGACGAGGAGGGAGGCTTTCAGGAGGGCCGCGCCACGCACGGTGCCCTTATTGGCGTTGAACGGGTCCTGCTGCAGCGTGACCGCCATGCGCGGTCACGTTATCACTGTTCCTAGTAGTCGGCGCGATTGTCGGGAGCGCCGTCGTCGTCCGGGCGCGTCCGGCAGGAGAAGCACCACGTGCGCGTCTCGTATTCCGCCGGGGACCAGTGCGTCTGCCGCGAGACTTGCACTTCGCCGGTGTCGAGGTCGTCGGCCGGGACCGTCGCCTTGCACTCGTCGCAGACGCCCGTCGCCTCGGGCACCGTGAGGCCGACCCAGACCGTGCCGTCGGCCAGCCACGTATCGAAGCCCATGCCCTTCGCGACCATCGCCGCGCCGTAGGCCAGCGCCTCGGCCTCGGTCGCGAAGCCGACTTCGGCGAGGTAGTCGTGCAGGACCGGGGCGAGCGGGGCGGGTGAGTGGGTCATCATCATCATCTCCTACTCAGTTAGACGGTGATGGTAGTGTCAAAGTTCCATCAGGCGCGACGAACCGGGCGCACCTTGGTGACGTTCTCCTCGGTGGCGATACCGGGTGTCCCGTGCGGGCCGCCCATGTTCAGGACCCAGCCTGCCGGGCCGCGCATCACGGCCTTGCCGGAGCGTTCGACGCCGAAGCGGTCCACGAGGGTTACACGGTCACCGGGGCGAATCAGGGAGAGCAGGTTGGTCATCGTCGTCACCTCAGAAGGGGCGGTCCGTCGGGACCGCCGGTCAGTCGATCCGGGAGTGCGCCTGCGCGTCCACCCCGTAGGCCCGGAGCACTTCCGCCGCACCCTCGGCCCATGCCTCGTTCCGGACCAGCGACTGCGTCATCAGCTTGCTGCTGATGCGGAGGCCCTTGGGGTAGTTGGACCGCGCATGGCCCGTCATCTTCGCCCACCGGCCGAAGGCATTGTTGCCGGGAAAGCTCACCCACCCGAAGCCGCAGACTCCGTCCGCGACGTGCCACGCGTGCCCGGCATCGCTGACCACCATCGGCACCGGCACCGCCTCGGCCGCCTTGGCCGCGCCTGCGGCGAAGGCCGCGTTCAGGATGGCTTCAAACTTTTCGCTTCTCATCTCTCACTCCCTCCACTGAGTTAGACGTGGTTGGTAGTGCCAATGTTCCCGGCAACGGCCACCAGCAGGGCGGCCTTGAGTCCGGGAAGGTCGAGCGCCCCGTCGAATGCGCCGATTTTCAGGGTGCCGGTTTTGTGGGTGTAGACGGTGAAGACCTCGCCGTTGAAGGTGCCGTGCAATCCCCACCAGTTCCAGCCGCCCGCGTCCTCGTCGTGCTCCCAGTCACCCTTCGCGCCTGCCGCCGCTTCCAGTGCCGCAATCGCGGCCTCGACCGGTATCCACGCGGGAAGGTCGAGCCAGCCCACGCGGCCGGTCCCGTTTCGCACGCCGTCGTTCCACATCAGGGTCATCATCGTCTCCTCACCTGATTGGACGTGAATGACACTCTCAATGTTCCCTGTCAGGGGACATCAGACCGGCCTCCCGGTTACCGGCTGAAATCCACCAGTGCCCACTGCATCTGCTGCTCGGGGGACACCGGCACGTAGAACCGTCCGTTCAGGTGTGCCCACCGCTCGACGGCCTTGGGCGACCGGGCGAGGGCGGCATACTCGGCGTTGAAGCGGTCGCACTGGGCCTGCGCCTCGGCCTCGCTCGCGAACCGGAGGTCCCGCAGCTGGATGCCGCTGGCCTTGAGGTAGATGCCCCACGTGGTGATGGTCATGACGCCTGTCCCGTCTGAGCCGCATAGACCTCGGGGACTCGGACATACCAGCCGCGTCCGAAGGTGCTCGCCCGGACCACGTCCGCGCCCGGTATCTTCGCTGCCGCGTTGTTCGCCTGTGTGAGGTTCGCGTAATGCAGCGGGCTGTCGAAGGACTTCGCTGTCACCAGCGTGCCGCGTGAGAGTCGGTAGGTCAGCATCGTCGTCTCCTGAAGGTGGGCTGGAGGTCATCCCCAGCCCCGTCGCGTGCCGGGCAGTCGCCGTGCCGCCCGTGCCGTTAGCCGTCCCGTTCAGGTCCGGCCGCCTCGCTCCCGGTGGCCCCGCCACCCGCGCCTTCCACTTAGTTAGACGGCAATGAGAGTGTCAATGTTCCATCGGTCCTAGCTAGGCCGCACGGGCGAGCGCCGGGGCCAGAGCCGCCTCGGCCTGCGCGAGCCGTGCGCCGTAGTAGGCGCGTTGCTCGGCGTTGCAGGCACCCTGCAGCATCACGCGGGCTATGTAGGCTGTGCGCTGCCAGTACCGTTCGGTGGCCGTCGTGGCCGGGCAGTGGGTCAGGCAGAAGGGAGCGCCCCCGCACCGGGGGCAGAACGTCGTGGTCACCGTCGTCACCGTCGTCACCTCAGCCGCCGATCCGCCGGGTGGCATCAGTCCTGAAGGACTCTCTCCGGAGGAAAGACGAAAAATGTCCGAACCAAACCGTACCCAGCACGATGTCGGCAAGCAGCACGTTCCGACGACGGGCGGGGATCGCCCCGTGACGCCGGACCCCAGCACCTTGGAGCAGGGGTCGAAGAACCCGGACGTGCGGGACAAGGCCGACCGCGCCAGCAATCCGACGCCCTCGACGCCGCCGGATCGTCGGTAGTTCTCGCGCATCTCGTCGTGGGGGCCACGGGCTGGCTCACTTCGTCAGGCTGGCCCGTAGCTCCGTTGCCTTGGCTCGCATCGACGCGGCCATCGTCTCCGCGTGCCGGGCCTCCGCGAGGTAGCTCGCCGCGAGCCGGTCATACCGATCCGCGTCCCACCCCAGTCGCACCGTCTGCATCGACACGAGGAACGCACGGAACGCCTCGGGCGACAGCACGGCCGTCGCGCCACGCTTCGGCAGCAGTTCCAGCGAGGCCGCGTGTAGTGGATCCGTATGCTCGCGTGTCCGCATCGCCGTCAGGAACGTCTGGGCATCCTCGGGCCGGAGTTGCACGGCCTGTGACCGCGCCTGCGTCGGCTGGCCGTCTACGCCCAGCCACCCGCCGCTGAACAGGCGCACCAGCGTTCCGCGCTGGCGTCGGACTTGCGCGAGGGTCATCACTTGCCTCCTCCGTTTTGCTTGCCGTTGTCTCCGGGCTGATAGCTATGCGCCTTGAGCGCGGCCAGCCGCCCGTCCGCTTCCATATGGCACCGTCGGCACAACCGCTGGACGTTCTCCGGCGCGTTGTTCAATGGGTCGCCATCCTTGTGATGACGGTCCAGCGTCGGAGCCTCCTGACACCCTTCGCACCATCCCAGTGGGAATCTGGCTCGCGCTCGCTCGCGCCCCCGATCTGGGTCGGTTGAAGTGAACTTGCCCCACGCAGGATTCAACTCGCCCTTGCGAGCGCAGGACTTACACCGCGTGGCCTGCGTTGCGCTCCATGTGCGCCCGGCGCAATCAACACATTTACCGGGCCTCGCTGGCATTACGCCGCCACTGGAAGCGCCGACTCCGGCACCTCCTCGGTCAGCTTCTTCGTCCCGCCCCGCTTCCAAGGCAGGTTGTAGTTTTTGGAGCAGGTTCGGCCGTAGCCCATTTCCAAGCTGCCCTCGTCAGTCAGCCCCTTCGCACAGAAGGAGCACGCGCCCCGCAGCGCCCCGTATTCCTTGGCCGCCTTGGCGGGGTCGGCCGCGATGGCCGCGAGGGTCGCGAGCAGCGCCGTGTCGTTCGCGAGCTTGCCGCCGTGGACTTCACCGGCGGGGGTCAGTCGGCCCAACCAGTTGTCGTTCACCAGCACCTGTATCGAGCCGGGGGCCTTCGACCGAGGACCCGCGACGTAGAGCTTGAGTTCGCCGCCACCGGGAGCCAAGAACCGCACCGAGGGGAACTTCAGCTTGCCAGCCGCCGCCATCAGGAAGGCCGCCATCGGGGCCGCGTCGAGGCTGGGGGCCGGAGCCGCCGGAGCCGCCGGGACCAGTGCCAGTGCCACCTTGGCCACCTTGGCCGCCTCGCAGGCCGCCGGGGTCGCGTGGACCGCGCCGTGGCCCGCTGCCCAGAGTATCGAGGTCGCCGCCGGGAACCACACACCGCAGGATTTGCAGAGTCCCGAGAATTTCGCCGCCATCACCTTCGCTGCCATCATGTCCTCCTATCTAGTGAGACGAGGATGGCAGTGTCAATGTTCCCTCAGGCCACGAGCGCCAGTCGTCGGAGCGCCTCCAGTGCGTCGTGGAACAGGGCCTCGACGGTCAAGCTGGTCGCCGCTGTCGCCAGTGGCACGATTTCCTTGTCCGTCTTCGCCACGTACTTCCGGATCCACCGACGCGTCGGCGCGTCGGCCGTCGGCCACAGCCGCGCCATGTCGTGCAGGTTGTCCGTGCGATCGAGGAGCTTCAGATCCGGAGCCAGCCGCGTGGAGAGAATCCGCGCGTAGTAGCCGGGCTTCCCGGCTCGCTCGCCCACGTCGTCGCCCTCGGGCCACGTCTTCGTCAACGCCAGCACCAGTGCCAACACGTCGTCGCCCAGTGCCGCCACACGTGGTCGCCAGTGCTCGCCGCAGTCCTCGATGACATCGTGCAGGAGAGCCGCCTGCACCACGTGGGTCGGCATCCCGGCCCGCAGCACCATGTCGGCCACCTTGAACGGATGCTGAATATACGGGCCTAGCCCGTGCTTGCGAACTTGCCCGCTGTGCGCCTCGGCTGCAATCGCCGCCGCCGTGAGCACCGCGTAGGTATCAGTCATTGTTGTCTCTCTTGTGTCTCTCTCACCGCACGTCGAAGTCCACGCCGCCGCACTTTGGACATTGGGGATCCGCGTTCGGGTGAACCTTCCACTGCTTGCCGCATTCGTTGCAGACCACCGGGATTTTCGTCGTCGCCGCCATCGTCGCCTCCGCCGTTACGCAGCGGCCACGAGGCCGCCGTCTCTCACCGTGACCGCCACCGCGCCGGTCGCCATCTTCAGAGCCACCGCAAGCCCCACCGCCGCGTCGGCTCGCGCCTTCGCCGCGTCCATCGCCACCTTTGATGCCTTCGCCTTCCACGCCAGCGCCAGTCCGAGTCCCGTTGCCATGTCGTCCTCCTATCTAATGAGACGAGAATGGCAGTGTCAATGTTCCATCACGGCCAACCGGTCGGCGGCTGGAACTCCGTCACAGGGCCGCCGCCGCGCCCTCGGCCGGGACGGGCTTGACCAACCCGACCAGTGAGGGCCGCTTGCCGAAGCCGAAGGACTTGTCGTCCTTGCTTACCTCGAAGGTTGCCGTGACCGTGACCGTATCGCCCCGCTCGATGC